AATAAAATAAATATTATAGTAAATCATCATCACTGATCCAATGTAAATCCACTTTACAATCAATAACACTTTTCTTTTTTTGTTCTACTTGTAATCTTGTATTGATTATATTTTGCATAACTTCTACTATTTCTTTTTGTTTATAAGCCACCTCTATTTCCATTTCTAAAACTTTTTCATAATCTTTAAATGTTTCTGGCTTATGTCTTCCATCTTCCCATGATGGATTTAAAAATTTTTCAGTCTCTAAACAAGCCTCTAAATAATTTAATTCTTCTTGTAATTTTTCTTTTTTTTCTAAATATTTAAAATATTCTTCTAAACTATGATTTAATTGTCTATAATTACTTTTTAATTTTTCTTGTAAATACCTTTTTAATTTATCATTCATTTTTATACTCAACCCTTTTTAATTTAATTAATATTCTTAAAAACATTTTTTTATTATTTAAGTTAAGTCTTTCTTTAACATAATCACGATCTATTGCTATTAAATCAAAAATATATTTGTTATTTTCTTTATCAATTCCTATAATTTCTTTTTCTCTATTTAATCTTTTTAAAATTGTAATCGGCACTCCAATTAACCCATTATAATCTATTGGAATATCTTTTAATCTTGCCACTTCTATTGCATCAAAATTATCATATTTTAAATAATCTTTTTCATTATATAATTTATCTAATTTTAATGATGGTCTTAATTTCTCTACTTCTAAATTTGTGTACCAACAAATAGACACTGCTTTTAATTCTTTTTCTTTATTTAAAAATTTTAAAGAATTATTATGATAACCAACCCACACCTTTTCATCATAAATAGCCTTATATATATCTTTATATCCAATGGCATGCATCGGGCCAAGCACTAAAAACTTCTTATTATATTCAATCATTGTAGCAATAAAAACTCTAAATAAACTAAACGGTGGATTAGTGACTACTATATCGCTTTCTTTTAAAATCTCTAATGATTGATGACTTTTAAAGTCACCATTAAAATTTTCAATAAAAGTACTTGTTTCTTTTATATAATTATTTTCTAAAAATATCTCGTGCTTTTCATTACTTCCTAAACTTGTTAAAATTATTTTTTTTAATTCAAATTCCCTAAAATTATCTTTAAAATAAAAATAAAAATTTGAAAAATTAACTTTATCACAATTTAAGTAAATTATTTTATCTTTAAATTGCTCTTTATATTTAATGCATTCTATTTGGATATCTTCTAGTCTTGTATAAAATTCGTCGTCTTTTTTTTCTTTTGCTTTATTAAGTTTTAAATTTAATTCTTTTGCCATTTCTTTTCCTATATATTATTTTTTATAGATTATAAAAAAAGTTTAATTTTGGCAAGTTTGAAAACAAAAAAACACCTTTCGGTGTTTTTCTGTGTTTTTTTTAATTAGGATAATTATGATAAAAAATTATTTTCAATCACAAAACTCATAATATATTATTTTTTTATTTTGTCAAATAATTTAATCAAATAATTTTTTAAACTAATACGGCATCTAAATCATAATCGTTAATCAATGTAATAACTACATCACTTTGCTCTGTTGGATCAACTAACGCTCTCCACTTGAAAGTGATATTAATACCCTCTTGACTCTCAATTTTTGCACTTCCCTCTCCGTTTAATTTAACTTTTGGAAAATTAAACTCGACACTATCATTTCCTAAATTAAAGGTTAGTTTAATGTCTGTTTGAGTTTCGTTTAACCACTTATTATACATAACTACATCCTCGAACATTATAGTTAATTCTCCGGTCACTTCTGACTTACCGGCTCCAAGGTTAGCACTCTTATCACTACCGATAATTCTAGCATCATAAATTCCGTTAGTAATATTAAAATTTAAGTTAGTAAATCTAGCACCTAAACCACCCTCTAAAATAATACCATCAATACCACTAAAAGCAGTATGATTATAACTTGTTGGATTACTATCATAAGAAGAAGTAGTGTGGCTTATATCTTTACCTTGAACATCAAAAGAACCAGTTATTAAAGCATCAGGTGTAATAGTTAATTGAATATTGCCAATTTTACATCCCAAGTATTGGAAATATTGGTTAATATCAGTAAAACCTTTTTCAATAGTAAAAGATGGTAAAGTTTTTGCTCTTTTAAAAACTTTCTTTTTCTTTGCTACTCCACCTACTGTTTCTGTTGTTTGAGTATAACCACCCATCAACCCATAAAAAATTAATTCAGCATTTTGTATAGGTAATTCAAAAGGGCAGGAGCCGGAGATTGTGACCTGACCTGCTCTGGAATTTAAAATTCCACGGTAGGGACTTATTGAATTTGATATTAGTTCCGCTTTTGACGCTACTAAACTATCTCCATATGTTGCCGCGTTAATCTCAATTGAATTAGGTGTGGTTGGTAATACACCCCATGTTGTTTCTGCTTGTATTGTTAATCTTGCTGCTGATCCTGTTGCTTGTGCCATAATATATAAACTCCTATTTTATTAATTTAAAAATCTTTTTTTATAATAATTAAAATTAAAATATACTTCAACTTTAATTAGAAGAATCCACTAAATTTTCTATCGTTCTATAATGTACTTCATATGTTTTTCTTGTGCTTGCTATGTTTAAATCAGGATCGTCACTAAATTCATATTCAGTGCTTACTAAATTATTATACATAACTAAACCATCTAATTTAACTACTTCCCTACTACTTGCTAATGCTTTTTCTATTTCGTACTCTATTTCGTCTAATTTATCAGTTAAATTTTTATTACTTTTTACAAAACTAATAATTTCAATTGTATAAACTCTTTCTTGAATACGTGATCCACTTGCTACCGTTGGATAATTTACTTGCTCGCTTAAACTTGTAATATATACACATGGAAATTGATCCGGTTGTACTACATCAGGATTATCAAAAAAAACACTACCATTTAATATAGTTATGTCCTCTAAATATTGCTTAATTTTCTCTCTAATTTGTTTTCTTACATGGTAAGCCATAAACTATCCTCTTTACTCGTTAAATTGTAATTTTAATTGACTAATCCCGTTTCTGTCATATTCAATATTCTTTAATATATATTCTAAACCATCTATTATTAAGATATCCTTTACTTTTATATTAAAACCTCTTAAATCTGTATTTTTTATTTGACAATATAAATCTTGATTACTCATTGATTTATTAGAATTAAAAGGTGTCACATCTAAATACTCATTATCAAATATAACTTTAAACTCGTCACCATTTTCATTAAAACAAGTTTCTCCGAAGTCTTTAAAAAATATATCTAAATCTTTTTTATAAAACATTATTGACCACCTTTTGTTTTTTTAATTCTTTTTGTTTGATTATTTTTAACTTCTTCTTTTTTCCAATTGTCTATTTCATCAACCGTTAAACTAATTGCTACATCGCCTCTATTTTCATTAATGTTTATTTCGATATCTTCTTTAATTGAACTTGCACGACCTAATTTTATTAAATATTCTGCATAGTGTTTTTCTAATTCACAAATAGTATCTTTTTCTAAATGTTGTGAATTAAGTCTAGTATTACTATTAATTTTAACTTTCATTTTATAGTCCTTATTTGAAAAAAAAATAATTTTTATATCTTTTTTAATTTGTCAACTTTTTCGATAGCGATCTCCTATATTTTCGATAGCGATCTATTTATTTTTTATAGATTATTAAAAAAAACAAATTTATGCAAGTTTAACAAAAAAAAGCCACCTTTTGAGTGGCTTTTTTAATTAATATTCTAAATATTAAAACTTAAATATTAAGAAGTTGTAATAATATCAGTAGCGACTGAGAAACTTTGTGGGTGTCTCACAACTGTATCAAAAGTCACAAATACTGTTAAAGAGTGAAGACCTGTCTTAGTGTTTGCATATGGGTTAAATTGTAATTCAATCGCACCCCAAGTTCCAACCAATAATTGAGAGAAGTCACCGAAGAATAAAGGACTTGTTTTTGTTGTAGTACCTACCTCTGTTAAACCGTTTGTAGTCAATACTGGGTACTCGTTAGCAGTTCCGTTTTCATATAAGAAATTCAAAGCATTTGCTTTTTGTGTACCTTTCATTAAAGATAAAACTTTAGAGTTGGTAATATAAGAACCTTTATTGATTAAAGCATTTTGATAAAGCACCTCGGATTCTAAATCTAAAAGGTCTTGCCATGATAAAGTACCTCCGGTTGCTACTGAACCGATGCCTGTTTGATGAAGAATACCTTTAACACTATTACCTGAACCGTCACCTGTTAAAGCATCTAAGTCCATTTTATGACTGATTGCTTGTAAAAGTTGCTCGGAGCAAATTTGCTCGATATTATAAGGAGTTTGCATTCTAATTCTACGAGAGACTTCGATATTTGCGGTCAAATCTTTACCACTCAATCTTACTAAATCAACATCTAAACTAGAACCAGTCGCTGCCGCGTTTTCGCCTACATATTGTGCTGCTGCGATATTATCAAAACGAGGGATATCAATATCTCCTACTAAATCATTCATATAAGAAGCACCTGCCTTAACAATAACAAGGTTATTATATAAAGCCTCGATAGAGTTCATAGATAAAGAAGTAGGCTTTAAAGCACCGGCACTAGAAGAAGTACCTACGGTCACATCTCTTTTTAAAGCACCAAAAGGGATCAATATAGAGTTTTCAGCACGTTTGCCACCGTATTTTCTTTCCATCTCTTTTGAGACTTCTTTAACTGATCCACTAATTTCCCCGTTCATCATTTGTTTCATTGCTAAACCAAGGGAAAATCCATCTTTTTCAAATTCTGTGACTTCTGTATCAATTTTTGAAGGCTTTGAGGATCTGATTTCTAAAAGGGAATTTTGAAAATCTTCGACTGACTTTTCTCCAATAAAGTCCATAGCCAAGTCGGTTGCATTATATTGCTTTGCAATTTCTTTAATTTTTTTGTCAATCTCGTTTCTTTCCATTTTTGTTTTCTCCATATTTAAAATATTAATTGTTTTATCATTTGTATGATTTTCTTTATTATTCAATAAATCTTTTTCGATATCAACTTTTTTATTTGAATTTTCTAAAATATTTTTTGACTTTTCTTCTTTTTCGTTTAAATCTGTATTTTGATCGGTATTTTTTTCTTTTATTTCTTCTTCATCTTCGATATCATCTTCTTGATTATCTCCTAAACCACACCCATCTTCTTCATTTTCACAATCTTCTTTGCATTGATTTAATTTTTTTAATTCTTTTTCGTTTAAACTTCTAGATAAAGATTTTTCTTTTAAATAATTTAAAATTTTAATTTTTTCTTCTTTATTATCTTTAATATCTATTTCAATTTCTTCGATATCTTTATCTTTTAATCTACCGTAGCCAATAGATGGGTCGGCAGGAACTGTGACAAAAGAAATTTCAAAAGGAATAGTACTAACTTTATATGAGTCCTCCCCATCATCTAATAAATTTAAAACTTCCCATGCATCGGTTATCTCATAACCAAAAGACATATTTTTTATAATTCCACTTTTTACTGAATTAAAAATTTGTTCTGCTTTTTCATGGGTGTCAAATCTAACAATAGCATATCCCACCTTATTTTCTACCCATGCTTTCTCTACTACACCAATATAACAATCCCAATCGTGATTAAATAATAACTGGGCACTATTATTTAAACGACTTAAATCCATCGTAGCAGTATCTATAATCTCGTAGCCGAACCATCTTAAATAAGGCACTTCACTTGCAAAACTCACTTGTACTGTTCTTTCTGTTTCGTTAATTGCCTCTCTTTTAAAATCAGCATTTAAAAACATTTTTTTATCTATTTTTAATTTTTTAAACATTTTTTTAATTCCTCTTTTGAAAAATTTGTTAATTTTAATTTGTCAACTTTTTCGATAGCGATCTCCTATATTTTCGATAGCGATCTCCTTATTTGAAAAAAAATTAATTATTTCTTAATTTAATATTTTTAAATACTTTTATCAACTTTTTTATTTTATCAGTTATTATTAGTGGTATTAGTATTATTGGCATTTGTATCACTACCGTTGCCACCATCGTTAGTATTAGTACTATTATTTCCATTATTGTTTCCTTGTTGTTGGTTATCTTGACCACCTATATATAATTTAAAATCTTTACCTAAAATATTATTTATAATTTCTTGATCTTGTTTATATTGACTAATTGTATCTGCTAAATCTAAACCTCTTTCTGCTAAAATAACACTCAAAGGCTTTCTTAACTGCTCATAAGCCACGGTAGTAGCATTCTCTTCTTTCTGTGGGTCAATCTCTTCCCACTTTCTACCGATAAATGTATGATTTTTAAATTTATCATATTTATCAGCACCTATTGTGGATATCGTTTGACCACCATTAATATATGTTATTTGTTTATTTAATAAGGCTTGACTTAACCATTGCTCGTACATTATATCTAATAAATTATCTATTAAAAATTCTTGTAATATCATATAATATTCACGTTCACTTTTAACAATAGTACGGGCAGTACTATAATTTAAGTCTTCTGTATCATTTCCTAAAAATACATGCGATAAACCTAAACCACCGGATATCTGTTGCATTAATCTCTTTGTATAAATTTGATAAGCGTCGGATGGGTACTTACCTTCAAAACTTTTCATTACAGCACCGGCAGGAAGACTAGCAATTTGACCGAATCCCATTTCTGCTATGTAATCTCCATCCTCTTCATAATCTGCAAAGTCACTTGTTTTTGTTCCGGCTGGTCTTTCTAAATAAATAGAAGAGGCAGCACCTACTTTTGCAGCCAATAAACATGCTTGATTAAAGTCGTCTAAATCTTCCATATAAATCATAACACTGTGAGTCCAAGGTACACCCCTTGTTTGCTCTGGACTTTCTTGTAAAAAAATATGTTTTAAATCTTCTACGGGGATTCTTTCATAGTCGTTAGTTAATAAAACACCACTAATTTGTGAGTTATCTTTTACATTAAATTTTCTTAACCAATAGGCTCGTGGACGACCATATAAATCTACTTCAACACCAAATCTAATAAAGCCATCTTCTAATTCTTTATTTAATAATAGGTCTAATCTTTCTACATCTAATAACTGAACTTTGAATCCATATTTATTCTTTTTATCAGCACTATCTCTTACAAATCTAATTAAACATTCCCCATCTTTTGCTAAACTTTTAATAACAATAGATAAAATATTTCTTAAATTATTTTTTGCACTAATGTCGCAGTTCTCTTTTCTACTCCAATCTGCCCAAGCATTTTGTACGGCCATATTTCCTATAATGTCTAATTTTCCGGTAATATCTTTACCTAAAACTTGTAATTTCATCCCATCTTTACCAACTACGTTATTTTCTAACATTAATAAATAATGTTTCATAATTGGATTATTTTGTGCTAAACTTCTTGACCTTGCTCTTAATGACTCTAAACCATTATATATGTCGTGATCTTCTGTTGTTGTTTGTCTTGACCAGTAATAATTACCGTTTGATGGCTTACTTGCTTTATATGATCTAGTAGCAACATATTTAATAGTCTCAAAACTAAAAGCCTTTTTTAATTTTTGAAAAAAAGTAGTCTTCTCAACTTTTTTATTTAATTTATTATCTTTAAATGCCATTTTTTATTTCCTATTTTTTGTTTTATTTTATAATACATATATTAATTTTAAGCAAGTTTATTAATCAAAACGACCCACCCATCTGATTTTCATTTTATTACCTTTATTAACACCTTTAATATCGTACTGCTCTTCTTGATTTACTAAATCTTGAAAATAATCTTTTAACTTTATTAAACTTTCAGGATTCATTTTTGTTATACTTCTATTCCCAATTGTATAACTTACATAATCGTCTTGCATTCTTCCTTGTAAGATATCTTCTATCGCTTTTAACATTCTTTTATTATAAGTAGTAGTCTCAATATATGAACTTGTTAAAATATTAGGCTTAATTTCGATATCTTTTAATATTTCAGTTTTTGAAAAATTATTTTTTGAAAATAAAACAAAAACCCTATATTTATTATCTTTTATTTTTTCACTTTCTGTTGTGCTTATATAAAAATTAAATCTATCTAAAACATAAGAACCTAAAAACTCATATTTTAAATTGTCTTTAATAAAAATAACTTTACAATTAAAAGTACCATCATAATCATTATTAATAATAAAAAATTCTATACTATCGCCACTAAAAAAATCTTTTAAATTTGTTTCCATATTATCTCCTTATTTAAAGTCCTTATTTGAAAAAAAAGAAAAATAAAAAAACGATTTTTTCAAATAAGGACTTTGTTAATTAATCACTATAATAAAAATTTAAAAAAAAATCATTAAAATTTTTATCTTCTATTAAAAGAAAGACCATTTTTATTTAAACTATTAATTTTTTTCTTACTCTTTTCTCTTTGTACTAAATTTTGCTCAAATGGACTTAATTCTTCTTTTTCTTCTTCTTTAATTTCTATTTGTTTAATATGTTTTCCTATAACTGCTTTATAAACTTTTTCATATTCTTCTCCATATAAATTACCTACACCTTTTGAATAGGCCAAAGAATAAGCATATCCAAAGCAGTCTAAACTTTCATTACGTGTACTTGCACTAGGCTTTATAAATTCTTCTTTTGATTTACCTTTAATAATTTTTGTTATTAACTGTTCACTTGTTAACATTTCAAAAAAAGGCTTTTGTAAATCATCACTAAAATGAATATATCTTGCACCGGGATTTTCATTTTGTAAAAAATTATAAATAGTTTTTTTCGCTAAAATTGTATTTATTTGATAAAGTTTTAATGGATTGTCGTATTTCTTACCAAAGCGATCAACATCTATTGTCTTTGCCTCTTTCATATAAAAACCAATATCCCCTCGACCAATAATGGGAATAAACTTATCACTATTTTTTTTACAAAAATCATAAACATCATCCGTATTACTTCCTGCACTATCTATTGCTACATCACTAATAAACATAGGAGCCCCTGTTGCATGTTTAATAGGTGTATCAACATAGCGACGAACCTGTTGCCATGTTAAAGGATCACTAGGACTTCCTAAAATTTCATCATAAGCAAGCACCCATATTTCATTATCAGCACCAAAACCTAAAACACAAATCGCTATTCGATTTTCTTGTGTATCTGCTCCTGCACAACAATAAACTACTTCTTTCGGTGCTTCAAAATAATGATAATTTTCTTTTCTATTAAATAATTTTATCCAATTAGGTTGTTGTGTTTTCTCTTTGTATGTTTCTCCTAAAACTGTATTAATAAAAGTTTTTAATTTAAAAGGATCGTTCTGGCATTCTAACCATTCATTGCAAATTTCTTGCCATGATTTCCAACCGATAGGACTATATAAAGAATTAATATGATATGATCTATTTTTTTTATTTGCATCAGTATTTTCTGGAATCCACTCCCCATTTTCTAGCATCCATGTTTTATTAAATTCTTTAATTTCATTTTTACAATAAGTACACTCATAATAAACACTGTCAGGTTCAACCAATTTTTCGTTGTTAATTTTTTTTGTAAATTTTAAATTTGAAAAAATTAATTTTTGTTTTCCCTTACAGTGAGGACATGGTACATTATAATATCTTTGATCACCTTTTTTAAATTCTCTTTCTATTGTACTAAGATTTTCAATCGTAGGTGTACTTAATAAAAATATTTTTCTTCTTGAAAAAGTTGTCGTTCTTTTTCTTGCTAGTTCTATGGGGTCGCCTTCGTTATTTAAATCCAATGGATAGGAATCCACTTCATCCATGCATAAAAATCTAACTGGAATTGATCGCAATCCTACGGCACTATTTGCCCCAACTATATTTAACATCCCACCTCTAAAATCTTTTGATAAAACTGTGTTGCTTTCATCTCTGCTTTTTTTATTTGCTACTTTTTCTTTTAAAGTAGGACTATATTCAATCATGGGATCAATACGTTGCTTTGAAAATTTCTTTGCAGTATCAACGGTAGGTTGCACAACCATAATTGAACCTGGACTAACATCTATAAAATAACCTACTGCATTATTTAATAATTCACTACCACCAATTTGCGCACTTTTCATAAAAGCAACCTCTTCAATATTATTAGTTGCAGTTAAACAATCCATAATTTCAATTAAAAAAGGTGTTCTACTTGTTCTATATCGTCCAGGCTCTGCTGACGCATTCGGAGGTAAATATCTAAATAGATTTGACCACTCACTCACTGTATAACTTTTTTCAGGCTTTAATCCATCTAAAAAATTTTGTAAAAATAAATCTTGATTTTTTGATATTTCCATTTTTTTCCTTAAACTTTTTTTAAATTATTTTTTTATTTTTATTAAAGTCCTTATTTAAAAAAAAATAAAATTTAAAAAACGATTTTTTCAAATGAGGACAATATTAAACACG